AAAAAATGACCAAATAAATATCGAAAGTAAAATAAATAAAAACATATTATTTAACCTGTACTTTAATTTGAGATTGATGATTTTCAATGTACTTACTTAACATAACGCCGCCAACCATTGTCCCCATCGACGCTACAAGCATAAGGATTGTTCCGATAGTCCACTTAAAATGAGAATCAATTTTACTCTCAAGACGCTTAAATGTTTCTTCAAATCTAGTATAAGCACCTTCTAATGATCTGATTTTAACTTCGTGTTGAATATAACTTTCTTGTTCTGCGGTAAATAAATTCATTGATATATCCTCGTTTAGTGAAAGGGCGCTTATGCAGCAGCCCATTCCGGTGATTCGTGGATTACAGCATCAGGATATTGCGCTAATACTTCATTGAACTTCTCTTGAGCTTTAGCTAATTTTTTGAAGTTGAAACTTCGGCTATTTATGTACCAGCCATCAAAAATATCGCTGGTTATAACTGAATATTGCATTTTACCGTTTATATTCAATGCGCCTTGGGTGATTAACTTGTTCATTTTCTTGTCCTCGTCTTGTTGTTTAATGGTACAAGGACATATTAACAGTGTATTAATAGTATGTCAACAATTATTTCACTTCTTTAGCTAATTTTTCCATGCGCTTTCGCCACTCGTTTACTGATTCAGCAGAAATACGAGTAAGCCGTCCAATTTTCATAATATCGGGTGCCAACCCTTGTTTGCGTAATTTATAAAACATCGCTTTGCTAATGCTTTCTCCATTACAAAATTCGGGGATTGTTAGCGAATTCTTTAACATTCATATTCCTCTATAGACAGTGATAGAAAAATTAATTTAAACATAAGTAGTTTTCGATAGGCAAAGCAAATCCAAAAGAAAAAGGTAGGATAAATTTATCAAATAAATTCATTAAAAATCATTAGGATATAGGACTCAAACGTTTGTAGTAGAGTCCAATATAATAATTATTATCTTCACTTGTGCAAAATAAATCCAAGAACTCCGATCATGCATGAGATAATAAATGTACAACCTACGACTAACGATCCGAGCTTTATAATCATTTTAGTCTCTAATAAGTCTAGATCTTGCTTAGTAGCAATCTCAGTATTAAGTATTGTCTGTATTTCTTCTGCATGGACATCAGCTATTCTATGATCCAGTCCTGCATCTTTAAGTTTTTTTTGGTAGGTTATTCCGTTAAATTTTGTTGTTGCTGCCATCATGAGTCCTTATTGTCACTATAAACAATGGTTTGTGTTAATTTCAAACAATGATATCATTGTGGGAATACGACGGATATAAGACAGGACAGTCATGCGAGATATCAGTTTAACTATTGTAAAAATGCCAATTGAATCACTTAAAGCATACTCGAAAAACGCACGCACTCATTCAGATGCGCAGATTAAGAAAATAGCAGCGAGCATCAAAGAATTTGGGTTTAATGACCCCATTGCTATCGATCACAATAGTCAGATTATATCGGGGCATGGAAGATTATTAGCAGCTAAATTGCTAGAAATGACAGAAGTTCCAACCGTCAAGATTAGTCACTTAAGCGCAGCGCAGCAAAAAGCCTATATCATCGCCCACAATAAGATAGCACTTGATGCAGGATGGGATTATGAGCTGCTGAAAAGCGAGATAGATGAATTGAAAGATATGGACTATAACTTTGAGATAACGGGTTTTGATGAAACAGAATTAAAATTAGATACAGAGAAAGAAGAAGTCATTGAAGAGATAAAAGAAAAGACAAACGAATTAACAAAATGTCCAGCTTGCGGAAATGAATGGAACGTAACATGATCAACCCATCATTGATGTATATAGCACTAATATATATTTCATCTATTAGAGGGTTTCTATTAATTCTAGGCTCATGGATGTTTTTAAGGGGATCATTATGGCGAATCCGGTAGGCAAACCACCATGGATACCAACTCTAGAAGAACTCAAAAAAATTGAGGCATTGGCAGCTCGCGGCATGGAACAACAAGATATTGCATTATGTCTTGGTATAAGAGCTGAAACATTATCGAAAAAGAAGTCAGAAATTGCTCTATTAAATGAAGCTATAAAGCGAGGAAAGGCAAGAGGAATAGCACGCGTGACAGCAGCTTTGCTTGCAAATGTAGATAATGGAAATGTCACAGCGCAGATATTTTATCTTAAATGTCAGGCTAAATGGCGTGATAGTGAGGTTATTGTCATATCCAATAATGATGACATTGTTAAAGCTAAAGAAGATGCAAAGGCCGCAAAGAAAAATGTAGAGAAGGCTAATAAAAAAGATGAGTGATGATCTTCATCAATTACGTGTTGATCTTTTATCAGATTTTTTTTTATTTAACTGTTTCATATTTAAAGAACGCACAGGCCGTGATTTTATTGTAAGCCAACCGCGGAGCAATGAATCGCACTTTCTAACAATTTGCAGAGCGTTAGAAGATGTTTTTTTCGGACGAATACAATATCTTGCTATTAATTGCCCTCCAGGTTGGTCTAAAAGTTCTTTACTTAAGAATTTTATATGTTGGTCAACTGCTTGGTATAATGATTCAAACCATCTATATATATCTTATTCTCATGAACTTGCATCAAGTCATACACATGAAATCAAACAAACAATGATGTTACCTATTTACAGAAAACTATTTGGAGTTGAGATCAATCGTGAATCCAGCGCAAAGGATTTTTTTAAGACAACAGCAGGAGGCGCTGTCGCAGCATTCGGTTCATCAGGTGCAATCGTTGGTCGTGATGCGGGTTTACCAGGCCTTGATCATTATAGTGGGGGCGTTATCATTGATGATATTCATAAGCCTGATGAAGTACATTCAGATATCATTAGAGAAAAAATCATCAGAAATTATATTGAGACAATTCAACCACGCACAAGAGGTGCAAACGTACCGATTATAGCCATCGGCCAACGCCTGCATCAAGATGATTTATTCAATTATTTAATAAAAGGTGAGGATGGTAATGATTGGCATCACGTTAACATTAAAGCTATAGATGATGCAGGTAATGCTAGATATCCTGAGGTTATGCCGCTTGATAAATTGCTTACAATGAAAAAACTACAACGTTATAAGTTTGCAAGTCAATATCAACAAGATCCAATACCTGCAGGCGGTGGCTTATATCAAGAACAAGATTTTGTATTATTAGATAATGATCCGGATATGTTATCTACATTTATAACAGCAGATACCGCAGAAACTGATAAAGAATGGAATGATAAGACAGTATTTTCATTTTGGGGTTTATATCAAATAAAGATAAAAAACATTGCTGTACCAGATCTATTTGCATTGCATTGGCTTGATTGTCGTCAATTGCAAATTGAACCTAAAGATTTAGAGGAAGAGTTCTTAGATTTCTGGTCATCATGCATGATGTATAAGACTAAACCACAGTGTGCTATAATAGAAAAGAAATCTACAGGTGTTACATTAGTATCAGTATTAAAACGCACTCAGGGTTTAAAGGTAATAGGTGTTGAACGTACAGTCAAATCAGGCTCTAAGACCCAGCGTTTTATTGATATGCAGCAATTCATAGCAGCAAAACAAATATCATTAGCAACAACAGGTAAACATACTAGAATGTGCATATCGCATATGTTAGATATTACTGCAAATAATACTCATCGTCATGACGATATTGCCGATACATGTTATGATGCGGTTAACGCTGCTTTTATTGATAAGACAATCATGTATCAAACATCTCATAAGACTGACTATAATCAATTAGCAGCAAACATGATGAGTCATCAAAAGCAGGTGGATTTTGCAAGAAAGAGAGCATATGGGAATTAGTATGGTCACTTAAAAAGGTGAAAACACATGGAAGTGGCAAAAACACATCAAGCACAACTTGAACGTATCAAGAAAAATGTTAAAAACTCATATGAGGCATTTAAACCTAATTATGACAGGTTTAATGAGTTTAGACGCTTTATTTATGAGACAGCATTGACTCAAGACGATATAACACTTTTAACTCAGCTTTCAAAACCACAAATAGAATTCAACATAACAGAAGCTTATATATCACGCCAAATGGGAGAATTCTCTAAACAAGAACCATCTATTATGGTTTCCTCAGAAGATGAGGATAATGCAGACCCACAGGCAGTACACATAGTCGAGCAGCATTTACGCCACATCTTACTTGATAAGAAAAATGATCATGTACGATGGGAGATAATGAAAGAGATTTATAGCGGTGGCTTTTCAGTAGGTAAAGTTTGGACTGACTACGCTCACCCCATGTCATTCAATCAGATATTAATATTTGATAAGGCTTATGATCCATGCTTAGTTGGGTGGGATCAGACAGCACGTCGGTCACATAAAGGTGATGGAAGATTTTGTTTTGAATGTAGACCATATGAAATAGAAGAATTTAAAAAAGACAATCCTGATATTAACGTTGATAAGATTAGTTTTAATAGAGCATTTGCGGGATACAATTGGTCATATTTAAACGGTAATGAGAAAATATTATTAGTAGCCGATTATTATGAGAAGAAAAAACGTGATGTTAAGATCGTACAACTTATTAATGATCAAGTAATGACTTTAAAAGAATACGAGATGATGAAACAAGAATGGGAACAAGCTGGAATGGTAATGCAGATTCCAGCTATAAAGGGAAAACCCAGGTGGACTCAACTTGAAACAGTTTGTCGTTATCGTGTTATTGAATCTGAGGTTATAGAATACGTTGAAACCGATTTCACCTTTTTACCATTAGTATTTTTTGATGGTAATTCGATCATGTTAAAAAACCCAAAGACATCAGGTGCAGTAGGTCAGATGACAAGACCTTATGTCTACCATGCAAAAGGTGCACAAAGACTTAAAAACTTTGCGGGTATAACGCTTGCAAATGAAATGGAAAATATTGTTCAACATAAATTTATAGTTGCTAAAGAAGCTTTACCCAAAGAAGCTGATTGGTTAAAGGCTTATAAAGATCATCAAAAACCTTCTAACATGGTATACAATGCTTTCTATGAAGAAGATCCAGATAAACCCATACCAATGCCTATCCGTGAGGTGCAACGTGTTCCTACTCCCCCTGAAGTGGTACAAACTTTCGCGTCAACTGATTCTCTCATACAAAACATTTTGGGTAGTTATGATAGTTCTCTTGGTATTAATGACAATCAACTTAGTGGTATCGCTATCGTTGAAGCAGCTACTCAATCTAATAATGCAGCAATGCCTTACATTATTGGTTTTCTACAAGGTTTACAAAGGATAGGCGAGATTATAGTTGATTTATTACCTAAATATTATAGAACACCTAGAACTATTCCTGTAATGGGTATTGATGGAAAATCTAGTTATGAAAAGATAAATCAGCGTGATGAAAAACCATTCTTTTATGATGCTAATGTACTTAATGTAAAGATAGAAGCAGGTGTTTCATTCCAGGTGCAAAAATCTAAGGCGCTTCAGCAATTGATAGGTCTTATGGGAACATCAAAGATGTTTGACCAATTCATGAATGAAAAAGGTTTACCTGTTCTTCTAGATAATATTGAGATACGCGGTATAGACCAACTTAAAATGATGGTTGGTGATTGGCTTAAAGAATTGCAACAACAAAAACAACAAGCAATGGAGATGCAGCAACAGCAGGCACAAAATAATCCTATGGCAATGAGAAATCAAATTGAGATGGCAAAGCTTCAACAAAAGCAACAAGAGGTCATGGCAAAAGGACAATTACAACAAGGTCAGTTACAAATCGATCTTGAGAAATTAAAACAAGCACAGATGAAAGTACTATCAGATGTCCATATGTCACGTGAAAGTAATATTACGCAAAGAATTAAAGCAGAAACAGAAAGATTTGCAAAACAAATTGATTTGGCATTAAAAAAGAAAGATATGTTACATAGACACTTTAAAGAAGGTATTGAGACGCATCATAAAGTATCTAAAGGGGTTACTATCTAATGATATTTAATGATAAGGTATACATAGTAATGATTAATTGTGTAATGGATTATTAAAACTACTTAAGGAGAATAATATGAAACACGTTCATCATGAGAAAGCAAAGCATCACATGGACAAAGCAGCACATCATCATGAGAAAGCTAAACACCATATGGACAAAGCTAAACATGAAAAAATGGAAATGAAACATATTAAAGCCATTGAAAAAATGCATAAGAAAAAGAAATAGGGAGTTATTCAATGAAAAAGAATGCAAAGCCTGTTAAGAAATCACCCAGGCCAAAACGTCCCGTTAAAGAATCTTATGAGGAATCTATGCGTCCTGTAAGACCTCATGCAACTGAAAAACGAGATAAGTATCAGGATCAACCTAAGAGAAAAAAATAAATAATGGGAATAACTCAACTAGATCCAACTATTCCTATTGATACGCCTAAAGGTTCAGCACATGCATGGTTTTTAATAGATTATTCTACTGAAAATGATCTATTCTGGGTGTGTGCTATTGATGCAACAGGTGAGATATGGATATTACCTAATGCAGATATTAGAGCACAGAAAAATATTACTATGGGAAGATATTTGTCTAATCACATTAGTCGCTGTATATAAAGGATAATACTATGGCTGAGAAAAAGAAATGGATACAAGGTGCTATTAAACATCCAGGCAAATTACACCGCGAATTAAATGTCCCCCAGGGACAAAAAATACCCGCTAAGAAAATGGCAAAAGCCGCACACAGTAAAAATCCTACTATTAGAAAAGAAGTAGCATTAGCAAAAACTCTAGGTAAATTAAGAAAGAAATAATTATGTTTGATGAAAAACAAGTACATGAAAGTGCAACACTGGCTTTAAAGTTAATAACACAAAAGAAAATTGAAGATAATAAATTACTGAAAAGGATAGAAGAGATGCCTTTAGTATCAGGTAAAAAAGCAAAAACACGTAAAGGTTTTTCAACTAATGTAAAGCGCGAAATTGAAGCGGGCAAACCACAGAAACAAGCAGTAGCCATTGCTTACTCCAAAGCGCGTGAAACAAAAAAAGGTAAGAAGAAATGAACCAAAGAGAATGTGCATATTGTGAAAAAGAAATAAAGACAATGCCTTACTGGGATTATGATCTAAGTAGTTGGGTATGTGGTAAATGCAAAGAACATCTAGATTCTCAGAAAACAAAAAAATAATTGACACCATCTTGTACAATAATCTAAACTATGAATACCGATCTATCGGGGATAAATAGACGAGACTCATGCGTTATGTGAGGCATTAACCTTGGTTAGGGTTAACAACCAGAGCCGCTATTGCTTTTCATGATGAAAATATAGCCGAGACTCTTGCGTTATATAGAGGCATATACCGTGACGGGGCAACAGTCGAAAGGATGCAATATGACAGAAATGGTAAATGGAGCAGGCCAAAGTCCTAATAACTTTGCGCCGGAAACACCTGTAACACCATCGTCAACGCCATCACAAGCGCCAGCCGATGAAAGAACTTTCAAGCAGTCAGAAGTCAATGATCTTATAGGTCGTGCTAAAAATGAGGCAGTTGAACGTTATAGACGTGAGACCAGTATGGCATCACATCAACAACCTCAACAACAAGCGCCGCAATATCAAGCGCCTGTACAACAACCTCAATATAACGGCATGTCCGAACAAGAATATAGACGTATAACGGCAGAAGAAATTCAGCGTTCAAGGGAAGAATGGTCGCAGGAAGCACAACGCAATCAGGAAGAACAAAACGCGCATAGGATTGCATCTGAATTTTTTACGAAAGTTTCAACAGGTGACGGCGGAAGAGATGGCTTTGAAAAATTACTTTCTGAAAGCGGACTTGATTTACGTAGTATTCCTTATCATGTTCAATTATCGAATATGGTAGACAATACGCGGGAAGTTATGGAAGATCTTGCTAGGAATCCGACAAAAATAGGTACCATTCAAAATTTGATTGATATCGATTTACGGGCAGGCAGACAACCAAATTTAGCGCTAGCAGAAATTAAACGTCTTTCACAATCTATTAAAGATAATGTGCAAGGCAGCCGCTACAAATCTCCTAATGATCCATTAACTCAATTGCGTCCATCTACAGCCGGAACGGATAAGATGGGTGTAAGATCGGCGGGTGATTATAAGCGTGACCCGAAATACCGAGTGTAAAGCCCATTTAATTATCCGAACTATTTAGGGAAAAATGGTTTAGGAGAATTACAATGCCTTTATACGCAGACAATATTCTGCAACAAGTACAAACCTATCAACGTTCGTCATTAGGTTTACTACAAAACTTATGTTGCTTTGTAAGTACAGCAAATACAAAATTCAAAGATTTTGAAAAGATCCAAGCAAACCTTGGTTCATCCGTTACATTTGATACGCCACCTAGAGCTACAACATCCGCAGGCTTAGTTGCTGCATGGCAACCCGCTGTACAACAAGTAGAAACGCTTACTTGCGATCAAGCATTTAATAGCTCATTCACAGTAACAGCACAACAACGTATCTTCAATTTAGAAAAAGGTGAAGATGAATACATTGAAGTATTCGGAAAATCATTTTTAACAGAATTAGCAAATGAAGTTGAAGGAAATTTAGCTTTAAACTGCGTAAGTGCTGTACCTGTTATGACAGTAAATTCAGAAGGTCAGTCAGTGCCAACCGGCGCATTACATTTTGAATCAGGCCCATTTCGCTACTTTTTAGATGGTACGACTCAGTTAACTAGCTATAATCAATTAGCTCAAATGGTAATGATATTTAAAAACTTTGGCGCTGTATCACATGGCATTAAAGTTTATTTGCCTGATACTGTTTACCCGCCAATCATTGGCACAGGCTTAAATCAATTTGCACCAGAGCGCAATAATGAAATTGCAATGAGCTGGGAAGTTGGTGAGTTTGGAACACCACGTGTTAAATACTATCAATCAAACTTGCTGCCAACACACTTTGCAGGTACGGCAGGCGATAGTGCGCAAGTATTAACGCTTGTTAGTACTAACGATCCAACAGGACAAAATGTTACGCAATTAACATTCAGCGGTGCATCAGCATCAGATGCAGATGCAATAAAAGCAGGTGATTTATTCCAGTTCAATGACGGTGTATCAGGTTTTAGGAATATGCGATACTTAACTTACATTGGCCATAAAATTTCTGCTAATAAAGTACAAAACCGTGCAATAGCAGATTCAGGATCAAATGCCTCTGGTATTGTTACAATTGATTTAGCATGGCCTTTAAATTGGGCAGGCGGTCAAGAACAAAACCTTAATCAAGCATTACAACCTGGTATGCAAATTACAGTGGTTCCCTCACATAAAGCAGGACTTGTTGTAGGCGGTGATGCATTTTACATTGCAATGCCTCAATTGCCTGATCAACGTCCGTTTGATACTGCAAATGAATATGATCCTGAAACAGCCGTTTCTCTTCGCATGACCTACGGTTCAATTTTCGGTGCAAATCAAAAAGGTATTATCTATGACGAAACACACGGATCACTTGTTGTAAAACAATATTCTATGCGTGTCATTGTACCTTTAACCCAAGCTTAGAGGAGATTGAAATGTTTACATTTCAAAATTTACCAGTAGAACAATTACCTTTTTTATATATTCAAGGCTTAAATGTTTCAGCAGCATCAACTACGATTCTAGCAATAGCGCCAGGCCAATGTCGTGATTCAAACGACAATATAGATATGGTCTACCCAAATCCTACCTTCATTAATCCTGCTGTAGTTGGGGTTAACGGTTTAGATGCAGGTACTATTGCGGCAAGCACTAATTATATTATCTGGGCAATTGCAGATTCATCAAATAAATTGCTTCCAGGTTTTATACTTAGTTTGCAATCAAATGCAGCGCCATTAATTCCATTTGGTTATGATTCATTTAGATTGATTGGCTTTGTAACAACTGATGGTTCATCACATTTCTTAGCTGCAAACATTTTAAATGCTGCTTTTGAAAAAGGTTATTTCTTACAACCTGCTATATCTGTACTTTCAGGTGGAAATGCAACGTCTTTTACTGCAATTGATTTATCAACCGCTATTCCAACGACAACAAGTCCCTTTGTCATTGCGTTATTGACGGTGACATTTATTCCAGCGGCTGCAGGTGATGTTGTTGTATTTAGACCTACTGTGAGTACTGCAACTGCAAACTTAGTAACAATTACAGGTGTTGCAGCAGGCATTGCACAAACACAAAATGTTATTGTGAATTGCGGTGTTAATAGCAGCAAACCAGAAATTGATTATAAAGTTACTGCCTCAGGTGATGCTGTGTCAGTGCTTGTTTACGGATATTACGTGACCTTAGCTTAATAGCAGGATGACAATGGATGTCATACACAGCGCGACAACTAGTAACACGCTCATGGCAATTATCAGGGATAGTCGCCCGACGCTTACAAAGTGTAACGGGCGACCAAGCCACGGATGGCCTCTTTCTTTTAAATGCGCTTCTCGACTGGAAATCAGTCGAGATCGATTTAATACCCTACTTTACTTATTTTGAATTTCCTGCTGTTCCAGGACAAGAAACTTATTTCATACCTAATTTACTTTATGTTGAATCCTTAACTTTTAATATTGGTGTAGTAAGATACCCAACCGAATTTGCATCACGTAGTAATTATTTTGGTACAGGTCGTGTTGATAATATAAATAGCTTACCTTCTAGCTGGTATTTCAATAGATCACTTGGTGGTGGTACGATTTATATGTATTTTCTACCAGCAGGTGAATATCCAATAAAAATAATGGGTAAATTTGGATTAACTGATGTAACACTTGATACTGATATGACAGCGGTGTATGACCCATCATATTTAGAATATTTAAGATATGCATTAGCACGTTATATGTGTAGCGAGTATGGGATTCTTATGAATCCATTATCAGAAAAAATATTAAAATCTATCGAAAGAACATTGATGTATGTTAGCCCTCCTGATTTAAGTGTTAGGAAGAGTAGCACATTAACTCAAACTACAGGGATTAATTTCGGGGACGTCAATTTAGGCCTTGGTTGGAGACCTTAAGTATATGATTATATTGAAAGTATATAGTTGGTAACGGTATAAACTTTGGTAATTAACTAAGGAACAGAAACCATGCATGGATGGTTTTTAAATGATTAATCGTGGAGAGACAACACAATCTGTCCCGCTAAATTTAGTAGGTTCCAGTACCTTTGGACGTTATCCTAAAATTTCTCAAGAAAAAACTTACAATCTTTTCGTCAGTGATAATTTCATGGTTCCTTATGCTGGATATGAAATTGCAATATTATCATCAATGTTTGGTAATGGTATTGAGGGTAGAGGTATTCATACTAGTACTAAACTTGGCAGATTAATTGTAGTCATTGATAATAGAGTTTATTTAACTAATATTAGTTTTGATCAACAACAATTAAAACCTATTTTCACGCAAGTAATACAGATTGGTACATTACAAACATCACATGGCGTTGTGTATATAACGGAGAATAATAAGCCTCAGATATTGATATCTGATAATACGTCACTTTATGTTTATGATCCTACATTAACGCCTACCTTTCAGATACCGTCTATTAGTTTTATTCCGGGTTATATTGATTTTCACGATACTTATTTCCTATGCGCTGCACGTGCAGATGGAGTTTATACACCACCTGCTAATAATACTTGGAGATTATCAGCATCAAATGACGGTATGAGTTGGCCTAATGGTTCATCTAGTATTGGTTTATTACAAACAAAACCTGATAATACTAAAGCAATATTAAGAATGCCTGGCAAAGGTAATATGATTTTAGTATTGGGTTCAATTGTAACAGAACCCTGGTTTGATGTTGGATATCAACTTTTTCCTTATCAACGTAATACTTCTTATAACATTGATTATGGGTGTCTAAGTCCTGCTAGTGTTGTTGCAATGGATGATATTGCAGTGTGGCTTGGGATTAATGAGAAAAGTGGCCCTGTTGTAATGTACACAGAGGGTGGTGCGGTACAAAAAGTTACAACCGATGGTTTTGATTTTCTATTAGCTAACTTACAAAACCCATCTGATTCACAAGGATTCATATATAGACAAGACGGACATGTTTTTTATCATATTAATTTCTATACAGATAATTTATCATTCTTCATTGATTTTTTACCAGATGGAAGTAAAAAAATATACCATGCTTGTGATGATAACAATAATTATTTTATAGCAGCAAGTGTAGCATTCTTTAATAATCAATATTACTTCATCTCAAAAAATAATGGTAATCTTTATGCATTTGATACTGTATTTACTACTTATAGTGGAAGAGAAATTCCAAGAATTAGAATATGCAAGAATATTAGAAATAAAAAACAAGATTATTTCATCGTTAATGATTGTGGTTTTACTATTGATTCTGGTAATACTAATTATTATGTGCAGGACTTAGGCCCCATATATCTTATAACGCAAGATGGTAAGAAATTAATAACAGAAGGTGCGCAAAAATTATTTATAACACAAGATAATGAATATTTGATTACACAGGATGATAAAAATTTAATTTCACAGCAGATAGATCCCACAGAATTTAGTTATCTAATATCTCAACAATCAGACATCTCATCAAATCTGAACCAGGTTCCAAGAGTTGATTTATCAATATCAATTGATGGCGGTGAGCATTTCAGTTCTTATGATGCTCAATATTTACCACCTATAGGTCAGCGCAAGAATAAACTCATGTGGTGGCAATTAGGAGCTGCAAATGATTTTGTACCTCAATTTAGATTCTGGAATTTCGGTCGTTTTACTTGTACAGATGGCGAGGTAAATATAAGGCAATGACAACACAAACAATTAAACAACAAGCCATATTTCCAGATTTACCGAGAGATGAAAATATAGTAGACAATAATGGTAACTTAACACCTCATTGGCATTTGTATTTTCAGCAAAATGCAATGGCATTGCAAACGAATTTAAAACCAGAGGGATTTGTAATACCGCCTAAACCTACTAGTGATATAATACAATTAATTGGGTCAACATCTGTAAATAATGTAATTTACGATAGCACGACAAATGAATTTAAAGGTAATGTAAACGGGACTTGGAAAGTCTTTACCCTAGTATAAGGAAATAAACCATGGGATGGTTTGATCAGTTTTCAGATAAGGACAGGGGCACTATTGGCGGCGGCATGGGTATGCTAGGTGGCGGCCTAGGTGGATTATTAGGCGGATTATTTGGTGGAGGTGGTGATCCATCTAAAGAAGCTAATAAGTACTTTGATAAAATGCCAGCAGAATTGCGCAAATATTTCGATCCTTATATTGGCGCAGGACAAAGAGCATTACCAGGACTTGAAGATCAATTTGGTAAATTAATTAATAATCCTGGCGGAAGATTAAACGAAATAGGTCAAGGATATCAACAATCACCTGGATTTCAATTTGCTTTAAAACAAGCATTAGGTGGTGCTGGAAATGCAGCAGCAGCAGGCGGCATGGCAGGTTCACCGCAACATGAACAACAAAATATGGGTATTGCAACAGGACTTGCTAATCAAGATTATAATAATTGGATGCAAAATGCTTTAGGCATGTATGGTACAGGTTTACAGGGACAGCAAGGATTATATAACACAGGTGCTAATGCAGGTATGCGCATGGGTGAAAACATGGCATCCATATTAGCTCAAAAGGCTAAATTAGCTTATGAAGGACAGAATGCCCAAAACCAACGTAGCGGTGGATTATTTGGTGCAATTGGTGGTGGCATCGGAAGCTTATTGCCATTTTTATTTTAAAGGATTAAACAATGCCTATTCAATTTCCTGATTTTCAAAGAATAAGTTTTGATGAGGCTAATCCTTGGTTACAAGGCATGGAACGCGGCCAAAAATTAACGCAAAACTTTATGCAATTTCCTCAAGATCTGCAAGCTAAGATATTAGCTAATCAAATTGCTAAAGTACAAGCACAATATGCAGAACCTATGGCAAAAGAAGGGTTAACAAAAGCTCAACAAGAAAATATATGGAACCCGAAAGTATGGCAATCTGAGATAGGCTTAAGGGGAGCTCAGGCTGGAAAGTTAGGAAAAGAAACTCAATGGTATGATAAAGAAGCTGCATCTAGGATTGGTGCTCAAGCTGCACAGGCAGCTCACGCACAGGAAGAAGCAAATAAAATTAAATATATGTTACAGCATCCAGGTTTTATGGGCGGCGATACTACTAAAAGCATCGAAGCGTTAAGACAAATGGGATTAGTTAACTCTAATTATCAGCCCAGTCAGCAACCACAAATGAATCAACAACAACCTCAACAACAACCTAATTCTAGCGGTGGATTTACGCCAATCACTGGAAATACTCAAGCAGAGCAATATGCACAAGCACAGCAGATTGCAAATGCTGTTACTAAACAACAACAAAATATGAATTTACCTCAAGATCAAATTTCTCATCAACCTAATATGATGCCTGATTTAACAGGAAATAGTGCAACGCCAGGATTTAATATAAATGGATTAGTGCAAGCATTAATTAATAAACCTATGTCTGATCTTCAATATAAACAAACTTTAACCAATGTTATGCAGCAAAACTTAGCAGGTAAAGCTTTTACTTCTATGCCAAGTGTCGAGAAAGAATATGCTATTTCTCAAGCGCGCGCTTTTGGTTATACAGGAGAACAAGCAAGTCGTTTATTTAATCAGGGATATGATCTAGCATCTATGGCAAAATCAAAAGGTTATGATGCTGATAATCCGTCTAGTTGGCCTATGGCAAGGGGAGCACCGACTGCCGCTATACAAACAAGAATACAGCGTGCTAATTCAACTCTTGCAGCACTCGATTCGGTAGAACCTGCTATTACAGCAGCTTATCAACCTTATGCACAACGTTTTAATAATGTATCTCCAAGTCTTATTAAAGACATGCTTACAGGAGAAAATCCAGATCAACAGGCTGAGGCATTTGCAGCTTATGCACTATATCCTGAAATTTCCGCACTTAGAATTAATGCAATGGGCGGCAATGTTGGGGAAGGGGCTATTCAACACATTGCTGATGCGGCTTATTCAAGACTACATACATTAGGATTATCACCTAATGCATATGTTTATGGAAAAGCACAAAAACGTGTAGGCGAATTAATTAGACAAATGAATAAAGCAGAAAATTCAGCAATATATAGTCAGACAAATAGAAGTTATGAAGAAGATGATAGATCACAATTATTTAATAAAGATTTATCTCATATGTCAGATGCAGAATTGCATAAAATAGCTGGAGGTTAATTATAATGAATAATAGAGATATTACTCCAGAAATGGCAAGGGCTGAATTATATAGAAGAAAAGCTGCCAAAGATGAAATAGAAAGGAGAAAAAATGGCGATTCTATAATGGGTAATATAGCTAAAATTCCAGGTTATGCAATAGGTAGTGCGATGCAATTACCAGGTAACATGATTAATCTTGCAAAAGAAATACCAGGTGCATCCCAAAAAATGCTTATGCATCCGCAAGAAGGATTTGCAGATATTTTAGGTGGAATAGCAAGAGGTTCGCAAAATCTAGCTGCTACAGGACTTGAAGCAGGTGAATATCTTACAAGAAAAGGTGCTGAGGGTATTGGTAAATTATTGGGTAAAGATGTAAATGTTCCTAAATGGAATGCGAGAGAATTTGCTGGATTAGGGGAAAAATATCCAGTTGATTTAGGTGCAATGATTGAAAGCAAAAATCCTAATCAATTATTATCACAAGGTGGACAATATGGATTAGGTGGGGCTGCTGGAGGTGCGAGATTATTACCAATGATAGGCGCCAATGCTGCATATGGTGCAACACAAGCAAAACCAGGTGAGAGAATTAAAGCAGCAACTGAACATGCTGTTGGTGTTGGACTTCCTATAGGTATTGCAAAAGGTATTAATGAATTAAGACCATCAAAATTTTTAGCTAAAAATACAATGTTATCTCCTCAGCAACTTGCAGAAAATTTAGAGGCAGCACAAGGTACTAATACAGGATTAGGCGATATAGTAGGATCTCCTGGTTTAAAGAGATTATACGAAAATGTTTTACCTCATGTTCCATTTACAGGCGCTAGCAAAACCATGCAAGGCACAGCAGGACAATTAATAGAACAAGGTCGCGGACATTTAGCTAAATTAGAAGAAAATTTACCTATTGGCGATAAAACGCAAATATTACAGGATGCTATCAAAAAAGCATCTATAGAAGCCTCAAAAGAAAACAAGAATAATTATATGGCAGTGAATAAAATCGCTGATAAAGAAGGTCTAGTTGTGCCTAGGGATAAATTTAGAGCAAAAGCACAGGAAATTTTAGATGATATTAATCAAAGCCCAGAATTAAAGCGTAATATGGATCAAGGACTATTAGCAGATATAGAATCTTATGTTAAAAATAAGCAAGGTAATTCATTAAGGCTCAGTAATATTTTTAAAGGAAAACTAAATGATATAGCTAATGAATACTATATTAATGGTAATAAACATGAATATAATCTAATGCGAGACTTAAAAAATGCATTAGGCGAGGATATAGAAGGAAGTATTAAATCATCTACAAATCCAGATTTAAAATCAGCTTATGATAAAGCCCAAAAAGAATATGGTTTAAATTATAAGCAATTTGAAGATCCTGATATTGTAAAATTCACCCGTGAAGGTGGCGATGCTGATATTATGCTGTCTCATTTTTTAAGAACGGGACAAAATGATCGTGCTAACATGTTAGCAAAAGTGACACATAAATTAGAACCAGAAGTGAAGAACTTACCAGCATACATGTACCTCTCAAAAGCAATAGAAGAAGGTCAATTAAACCCATTAAAGATGAGAACATTATATAAGAATTTAGGTGAAAAGCAAAGGAATTTGTTAATATCAGACCCAGAAATGAGAAAAGCACTTAATAATTATACAAAAGCAGTGGGAATGAATACAGAAGCTTTCAATACTATGTTTAATCCAAAAACTGGTCAACGTATATCAGACCTTATACCCACTGTAGGGGCTATGGGCGGCTACTCGATGATGGGAGGGGGTGTGCCTGGACTAATAGGTGGTGCTGCAGGCATTGCCATACCAGGTCTCGTAGGAAAAGCTGGAGTTAAATATTTGACCAATCCTAAAGTTAGAGAAAAATTAGTTCATAAAATTATCAAGGAAAAACAAAAGAAATAATTTATAATGTGTACATAAACGGATTTTAAGCGGAGGCAATGAATGCCTATCAATCCAAGTAAGCTAGTCGCAGCAGCAATGTTGCAAGATTATATAGTCGATAAAGACTCTGGATTCCCATTAGCTAATGGATTGGTATCGCTTTATATAGATACTCAGCGTCAAACTTTTAAAAACTGGTATTATCAAACGGGTGTTCCTGGGGCATACACATATATACCTCTTGATAATCCCATGAACTTAAGTTCAGTTGGAACAATACAAGACCCAAATGGTAATGATGTTATTCCATATTATTATCCATTTGAAGAAAATGACGAGAATACTCCAGAAAAATATTACATTACAGTCTATAGCGTAGATTCAAATGGTAACGCAGCAGTATTGCAGTTTACTCGAGAAAACTTTCCTCCGATTCAGGAAGAAGAAGGGCCAACCATTGGTGTTCCTTCATTAAGAAATTATATTCTTAATAATGTTTACTGGCGTAATATCGGCGCGCTTAATGCAACATCTGTAACAAATCAAATAATAGCACCATCACAACACGATGGTTTCACAAACGGTGAGATCAGATTTATAAAAAACGTTACAGGGGCAACAGATAATATTGCATTTACTCCTATGACAGAAACATTGGAAGATGATATTACACCTGAAACTCAATTAAACTTTGTATGTAGTGCAACACAAACTGGTGAGACACAAAAATGTATTCAATATCCGATAGCATTGCATATTGATACATTACAAAATGTTGAAGCGACTATTGTTATTCATGCTCAAAATATAGCTGGCAATGTAAATAATTTTTTAGATATCTATATTTATCAATTCACAGGAACGGGTGCTTTAACTCAGCCAGCACCTATTTTTGTACAAAGAATAGTATTAGGTAATACTTATCAGAAATTCATTGTGCCTGTTACCTTACCAAATGCAGAAGGTCTATCATTAGGATCTGGTGGAGACGATGCTTTATTCCTGCAAATACAATATCCATTATCGTCATTATTCGGTATTAATCACACTAAGCCTCAGATTTATTTAAGCGAGTCTGTACCGGATAATGATTTCGATACTTATGATCAAATAGAAACGATAATAAATTCTCCAAGAACAGGGGATATAAGAACAAGTCTAAATGCATTCTATCCTTGGGGTTATGTGCCAATGAATGATGGCACAATAGGTGATACTACATCAAATGCTACAGCAAGACAGAATTCAGATACATGGCAATTATTTAATTTAATTTGGTCTATTGGTAAGCCCTATGATAGTGGAAGTAACTTTAATCCTATCGCTCAAATGTTTACGATGGGAGGTGCTGCAACAAATTATGGTGCATCGGCTATAGTAGATTTTGAGGCTTTTAATGCATTAGCACTGACTAAAATGTTTGGTAGAGTGTTAGCCGGAACAGTTCCTATTGCAGCATTACTTGCAGTATATTCACAAGCAATAACTGCCACAAATGTAGCCGGTAGTTTAGTTATAACCGTTACAACAGGTTCCGTATTTTTCATAGGTCAACCTATTGTATTTACGACTACCGGAACACTCCCAGGAAATATAGTTGCCAATGCTGTTTATTATGTGACTAATTTATCGGGTAATGCTTTTAATGTCGCAACTACTTATGCAAATGCACTTGCACGAACGCCAGTTGTTGCATTCTCATCGGCAGGTTCTAATAGTACGGTAACGGTACAACCTACAGGATCATTTATTGGTGAAACATTACATACTTTAACTATTCCTGAAATGCCATCACACGTTCATCCACCAGCAGCAGGTGAGACTTCATTTGGGGGCACCGGTTCTCCTGGAACTTATGCGGGAGCAAGTGGTATTACAAGAACTGATCAATCGACAACTGGCGCAACAGGCGGCGGCTTACCCCATAATAATATTCAACCAGAAACTTTCTATAATGTATTTATAAAATTGTAATCAAGGGATTATTACGATGACACAATTAAATTTTGGCAAGGATGTACAAGGATATAATGCATATGCACCTGCACCCTCTACTAACATGTTTAGTGCAACAATTGCAGCAAGTGGTAATGCAACAATTACATTGCCAACAAGCGTATCGCAATGGATTGTAGTATTCTCATTTACGCCAGGTAGTACCGTTTGGGTATCTTATAATGGATCTGCTGCTATACCAGTAGGATCTACATTTGCGGCAACAACCTCTGAGTTAAATCCAGGCGCTAGAATATTACCAGCATTGCAAAGCGATAGAATTACACCAACTACAATTAATTTATTGAATAATGGTTCTGCAGGTTCTGATGTATGGGTGGCACTATATGCAATTACATAATGGTAGTCCATTTGGTATGTTGTTGAATTTTGCAACTGAGAATAATTTCAATTTTGCTGTTGATAGTCCTTTTGTGGCATCGTGGGCTAATTTTGTGCCAATAGTACCACCCGTCGGGAATTTATTTTTATTATTAAATGGATCTCCCATGTTATTGCTTAATGGAGATAATTTAGCTTTACTTTAAAGGATTAAAGTTATGGCGTCAGAAAATATAAATGACATATTTATTGCAAATCCGATAACGACTAATGCATCGACTGATTTAATGTATTTCGGTCAGTCGCCTTATGGTATTGGCAATGATGCTGCTATGACATATGCAAATTTTAAAGCACAATTTGGTGCGCCTTATACAGCAGCAGCATTTACTAAAACTAATGATACTAATGTTACTCTTACATTAGGAGGCACTCCTGCAACCGCATTATTAGAAGCTACTTCGTTAACATTAGGATGGACGGGATTATTATCAGGCGCAAGAGGCGGTACAAATGCAGATTTAAGCGCAACGGGCGGTGCGCATCAGGTTTTAAGACAATCAAGTGGTGGTGCTGCAATTACCGTAAGCCAGCTTGCAGCAAGTGATTTAAGTAATGGTACGACAGGATCAGGTGCAGTTGCACTAGCTACATCCTCCTCATTTACAACACCAGTTTTGGGAACGCCAACATCAGGAACATTGACTAACTGTACTGCATTGCCGTTAACGACTGGTGTAACGGGTAATTTGCCTGTAACAAATCTTAATTCAGGAACAAGTGCATCATCATCGACTTTCTGGAGAGGTGATGGAACATGGGCTTCTGCTGCAAGTACCCCTGCGTTAACTGATACACACATTTTTGTTGGTAATGTATCCAATGTTGCAACAGATGTAGCAATGAGCGGCGATGCAACATTAAATAACGCGGGCGCAATCACAGTCACAAAAACTAATGGCGTAAGTTTTGCAGCAAGTGCAACTACTGATACAACGCAAGCTAATAATATTACTGCTGGTACATTAGGTTCAGGAGCTCAATTACAAGTAGCTAATTTTAATGCTGGATCAGGTGCCTCTTCTTCTACTTTTTGGCGAGGTGATGGAACATGGGCAGCAGCAGGAGGAGGCGGTGGTGGACCATCTTTAGGTTTAACAACAGCATTATCAAGAGGATATTATTAATGGCTATGAATACAGCTCCAGTTTTCACTTTAACTCCACATACGGCATGGAGCACAATAACAACAGCAGATACCACCTTAGATGGTACAGGTGCGAATGTCGTATCAATATTTACTGCTGGTGCTAATGGTAGTTTTATACAAAGCATAGTTGTTAAATCAAATACAACTACTACAACTGCTGCTACTAGTTTTTGTGTTTATCTCAATAATGGTTCTACTAATACTAGTGCTATCAATAATACTTTGATAAAAGAATTTACATTGGGTGCTGTAACAGCATCTAATGTGGCAGCTAGTTTAAACTGGGAGTTTCCTATGAATATTCAAATTCCTTCTTCCTATGTGATTATGATTTCTATAGGAACTGTAAACGCTTCAACAGGGTTTGCTACAACAGTTGTAGGAGCTGATTATTAATGACTTTATTTAAAGGCATTTCACATAATTATAATCAAAAATTTGCAATTTGTTTTGCAAATAATTTTTATAATGGTACAACAGTAACAAATGATAGCTATCCATTTCATATACCCGATGAAGCAAATTATATTTCCTTTTATTGTGTTGGAGGAGGAGGTGGTGGTTTTAATGGTACTGCTGCTGCTGGAGCTGGTGGTGGAGCATCAGGTTGTACTGCTTCAGGGATGATTTCTACAAAAATGATTCCATCTACAATTTTTTTAATTCCTGGAATCGGCGGTCTTGGTTCTACAGGATCAGGTGCTACAGCAGGACAAAATAGTGGCGTTGCAGTTGTTCCCTCTACTTTAGCAACAACTGCAATTCCGGATACATTACTCATACAAGCTGCCGGTGGTACTGCTTCTAGCAGTTCAACAGGCGGTCTTTCTACTAGTGCTTTGTCATCATCTAATAGTCGTTTAAGTGGATTATTGATTGGTTTAGGCGGTTCATCTCCTCTTATTGGTTTAGCTAGTCTAGCTGGTTCAAATTCAAATTCAGCAAGTCTTACTTGGCCATCAACTATTACTCCTGCTATGGTAACAGGCGGTGCAGGCGGTGGTGGTACAGGTGGACAAACAGGTGTATCTATAGTTACAAGAGTTGGACCTTTATGGGTTCCGGGTAGTGTAAATATTATAAATGGTGGAACGGGAAGCACATCTAGTACTAACGCCGGAAATGGAGAGGCTGGATATACAAATTTATATGAATTAAATGGATCAAATCCTAGGACTTATCCTTTATTTTCGTTAGGCGGTGCAGGAGGTGGTGGTTGTAATAGCACAGGTAATGGAGGCAAAGGTGGTAATGGCGCTCCAGGCTGTGGTGGCGGTGGTGGTGGGGCATCAGTTTTAGGAACACCAGGCAATGGCGGTAATGGTGGAGTTGGATTTATTATTATTCAATGGTGGTAATAATTATTACTTTAGGACAATTATACTTGGCGAGATAATTTAGCTTTACTTTAAAGGATTAAAGTTATGGCGTCAGAAAATATAAATGACATATTTATTGCAAATCCGATAACGACTAATACATCGACTGATTTAATGTATTTCGGTCAGTCGCCTTATGGTATTGGCAATGATGCTGCTATGCAATTCAGCGATTTCCTAAATCAATTAAATAATTTATATGTCACGCCAACAAATTTAGCAGAGCAAACCTGGTACCCAGGATAATTTTACAAGGATGTAAAACATGTCAAATGAAATGTTTACGCAATTGCCAACGGTGACTAATGCTATGCTTGGCGATATCATTTGCGCAGTGCAAGGTAATACTTCCGTACAAGAAACCTTAGGACAAGTTATAAATTTAGCTAATGCCAATGTTGTCTTAAACTTTCCTGGAAACCCTAACGGTAATTTAGCAGGTAACACATTTCAACTTTGCTGGGATACGACGAATAAAGTTTTATATGTATGCACTACAACAGGAAGTACGGTAACAGCAGTTTGGACACTAGTTGTAAGTAATAGCACAATCTTAAATTGGAATAATGTAACAACTCCAACACAAACAATGCTACCTGCAAATGGTTATGTTGCTGCAAGCGGATCTCTTGTAACATTTACATTACCAATGATAGCCGCCTTTGGAACGCAAATAAGTTTAATAGGATTTGGCTCTGGTGGATGGACTATAGCGCAAAATGCAGGACAGAATATTCAGGTAGGAAATTTAACAAGCACAACTGGTATAGGCGGAAGTGTATCATCAAGTTTACCCTCTGATTCAATTGATTTGATCTGCATTGTTGCAAATACTACTTGGTCACCACAGGGCGGCCCACAAGGGAATTTAACAATAGTTTAAGGAGATTTAAAAATGGGAATTTTAGCACTCAATGTGGGCGTAACAGGATTAGTAGGTGATACAGTAAATCCACGTTTAAATACAATGGTCACGACAGATAATCTCGCAAAAATTACAACGGCAGGTTATCTAAATAATCAAAACGTAAATGGAAATCCTATATTACCAACAGATGTTTTTAATATCTGGTATTCATTTAATGCGTTAACACAAAAAGGTACATTTGGTATATTTACAGTTAGTTATTCAGTATCAACCGGATACTCATTAGTATCATGGGCTAATCCTGGCGATGTATTATTACCCGTTGTATCAGGTGATTTTGCAAACTTTAATGGAACTAGCGGTCAAATTAAAGATGCAGGTTATTCACCGACTAATGCTGCTAAAACAAAAGTAGTTATGTTAAATGCTTCTCCTACTGTTTCTCATGTTGCGATATTCACAGCAGCAGATGGCACTATCGGTGATGGTGGTGTATTAGGAACAGCAGCAGCAAAAGCCGCATCGAACAATTCATTATCAACGGTTGCATCGACTGCAGGATCTGGATTTACCGCAGGACACATTGTTACAGCAGCAGATGCAGCAGGTACCATTCAAGATTCAGGTATTGTATCCACTAACGTTGTCGTAAATAATGCTGTTAATACCATGACATCGGCTAGTAATATAATTCTTGGTAAAGCGAATGGAACAGAAACTACTAATGCTGTCACAGCAAGCGCTCAATCTGGTGTAATCACCACCTCTGCATTAACAACAGCAGGCGGTGCTTCGTATGCTATTACCTGGACAAATACATTCATTACAACATCATCTGTTATCTTATTAACTATTATGGGCGGCACTAATACTACTGAAAATGTCACATTGACAGCTACAGCAGGTGCAGGAACATCAACATTAACTATTTACAATAACACTGCTGCAACCGCATTGAATGGAACGATATTAATCGGTTACTTAGTTGTTTAAAAGGACTTAATCAATGGCTACTAATAATGCAGTAAATGCTCCATTTCCGTTATCAGCTACCCAGGGCGGTTTAGGTATAGCATCGCCTACAGCACACGGAATTTTAGTCGGCGAAGGTGCAAGTGCCGTGACTCCAATTGTATTAACCGATGGACAGTTGCTTATTGGTAGTACGGGTGCTGATCCTGCTGCTGCAACTATATCTGGTGGAACAGGAATTACTATTTCAAATGGCGCCGGTACAATCACTATATCTGCATCACTTTCAGTATCATGGATAGATGTGACCGGTACAACTCAAGCAATGGCAGTTGAAACAGGTTACATTGCTGATAATGCTGGATTAGTTACGATGACATTACCCGTCACAGCAGCGCAAGGAACTTTAATTTCTGTTGCAGGTAATGGAGCTGGCGGATGGTTAATTGCGCAGAACGCATCACAAAATATTAAATTCGGTAATCAAACAACCACAACTGGGGTTGGGGGAAGTTTAGCATCTACTAATAGATATGATCAAATTGATATTTTATGCACAGTTGCAAATACAACTTGGGTAGTTAGAAGCCCTGTGGGTAATATTACATTTGTTTAAAGGATCAAATCATGACAACCAATAATGCAGTCAATACTCCATTATCCGGTACGACAGGTACAGGGAATTTTGTTGGTTCAACATCTCCTGCTTTAATTACGCCAAATATAGGTGTAGCTACTGCAACAAGCTTAGCATTTAGTCCAACTACAGAGGGTATAATCGGCACTACAGTTGCTGATAGTGCATCTGCTGGAAAAGTAGGTGAATACGTTATAAGCACTATTTTAGCTGCATCAGCAGTAAGCTATGCAAGTACTGCAACTCCAATAAATATAACATCTATTTCTCTTACAGCAGGGGATTGGGATGTAGGTGGAAATGTCGTTTCACTTCTTACATCTGGAAATTACACATCAACAGTCGGTTGGATAAGTACAACTTCAGCAACAGGCCCAGATCCTGCACTTGCTTCTCAAGTAAATTATGCTAATGCTGTTACTAATGGATTAGTTGTGCCTACCATTAGATTAAATATATCAGGTACTACCACTGTATATTTATCGTCTCAAATAACTTTTGTTACAGCAGTTGTTAAAGGATGCGGAACTATTTGGGCAAGAAGAATTAGATAGACTATAGTTTATGTTGTTTTATCTGAACTTGCTAATACTGCTAAAAACGGCAATGTTTTAACATCATCTGGATGCATTAATGCAAACCATCCTTTAGCAGCAGTATCCCAATTAAACCCATTATCTTTCGCTAATTGTCTATCGTCGAATGATACTTGTGCTTTATAAAGCATTCGTCCTTTTCCAGATTCAATGAGAAAATACTCGATATTGGCAATGCTATCAATCGCATTACAAAGTAGCAAACAATCTTGATAAGCTCTATGAGCGGACATAATAGGAACACCAAGATTAGCACAAATATGTATAAGATTGAGAGGAGTTCTTTTATGAACAGGCCATAAGACATCTTCTTTTGTGCAAATCCATTTTGCTTTTGCGATCTCATCCTTGATCCCATCCACTAATAATAACCATTTTTTATCAAACTCTGCATTATGTGCTACTACATAACACGCATGTTTTATCATCTCATTGATAGTAATAATTGAGTTTTGATAAATATTATCGTTAACTTTCTTACATGATTCTACATCAATTTTATTTATCTCATATGCATCATTTTTATCTGCATAAAGTAAAGTTGAAATACTATGTATTACACTTCTAGTAGGTATGTTAAAAAGAATCGCACCTATCTCTAATACTTGACCACCATGGTTTGGAGTAAGTGCGCTAGTTTCTGTATCAATAATTAGAATATTTTCCATAAATTCCTTTTAACAGAAATATTATATTTTGTCTATATCAATTTTAAGTTGTGTTTTCTTAGTTACGTATGTTCCTGGAATTTGAAGACCATTTTTTAAGAATTCTTCTTTTATCGCATTCTTATCCGGAGTTTCTTCTATTTTAACTATTTCACGTGTTTTAATAAACTTAGGTGGTATTAATTCCTTATCTAATATTTCAGTAGAGTAAGGATTAGTCTTGATACGCACAGTGAAAAATGGACATTCAACTTTTTCTATACCGTGAAATTCCATATTAGATTTTAAATAACTCTCCATGCGTTCTATCTTTGAATCATAGGCAGCTTCACGTTTTTTTATCTGATTCTTAAATTCCTCTAGTTGTGCTTTCTCATTTTCTAAATTTTGAATATACTTAGCAACAGAAATACACTTTTTATCTATTGACTGAGAAGAAGCACTTAACTTCTCCTCAATCTCTAAATTTACTTCACCTGTTTCATGGTCATACAATTGTGATAGCAATGATGCATGATCATGAGTTAATTCATATAAACTAAGATTGTTCATCTGTTACCTCGACAGTTTCAGATAATTCTAATTTCTTCTTGTCCTTAGCATCAATCAATCGCTTAACATTTTCAGTATCTCGAATTGATACAAAATATTTATATGACTCCTTGAATCTTTTCTCCAATGCATCTAATGAATCTGAGCAACTTATATCTAATAAATCCTGCTCAATATCACGATCTGTACTATGAGACTCAATTATGGGTTTTTCGATAGTAGTTTCTTGTTGCTGATCATTTAATTTTGGCATATCAATAACATTATCAACTTTTTTCTTGGGCTTATCATTATAATCTTCGACTTCCTCACGAATATTAATACCACGCAAAGCATCTGCAAATTTATCGCGTATAGCAAATCCTCTTGCTCGCATTTGTAGCATTCTATCCGGGTATTGCGTCCAGGGGCCTACTTTATTCCATAAACCAGCAGTCTTTGCTTGTTCTATGGAAAACGATACTATATATTCTTCGGAATTTTTACGATTTATCGTAATATAAGCTGTGCGTGTGCCATCTTTGATACTGCCATACATCCATTCACGGTGTGAAATATAAGATGGATGAGCCATAACAACCGCTAATGCTGCATCACCCCATAGTGTCGGACGTCCTTTGATAACAGCTATATTCTGTAATGCCTGCATAGGAGATAAACCAATTTCTGATCCCATTTGTATAGCAACTAATACGTCTCCACTTTTACCCTTCATTGCATCGGGACAAAAACTTGATTTCGCTATCATGTCTGCAAAGGTCATAGCCTCTGTGAGATTTTGGGGTACAATCGTAAAATTATTCTGTCTAATGCTTAATGTCATAATCTGAATCCTTAGTAGTTTAAAATCTATACATATCTCATTTGATATATATCGCCAAAATCTTGCTCAAAACGATCATTTTTTGTAACTTCCGGCAATCTCTCATCAATCATTTTTTGCATGTAATGCAAAGCAAAATCACGAAGACCAGTATCTGTTTCAAATAGTTTTATGAGGAAGTTGGTTTGTTCATTTTCGGGGACGCTATCTATATCTAAAATATGCCCTTCTTCAAGGTTTTTATCTGCATATTCGTCTATTAAACAACGATCTACGTATTTATTTAGATCATCCATGACCTTTTGTCGTCCTTTTTTAATGTTAGTTATTATACTATTTGTTCTGCTCATTTTATATACTCCACTTTGTTAACTCACAAAAACATTCTATAACAAAATAAAATAATAGTAAACATATTATAATAGGTTATAATGAAAATATATTTAAAAGGGGAATGGAAATTTTAAGCAAAAAATGGTCAAATACAGAAACCAAAAAAACAGGAGCTTTAATATGACAGTAGATATTAATAATTATAAGACGGTAAAAGAATTGGCTAATATTTATACACCATTTTTTACTGAATCGTCATTAAGACAAATGCTTCACAAAAATACAGATGGAATAAAATCTTGTACATTTCACATCGGAGGGAAAGTTTTTTTTAAGATGAATGAATTTGAAAAATGGTTGAAAGAAAGAGAAGTTAATCAATAACATTATATTTATCGAAGGATTATAAATGAGTAAGGAATCAGATTTTTTGCTAGGATGGTGCTTTGAAATATTAAGACAATCCAGGAAGCATTTTATTGAAATTCAAGATGCAAAAGGATTAGCTCTCATAGAAGATGAATATCAAGCTCTACAAAAATGTATAGAGAGGGTATTTTATCCTGAATTATACGTAGAGTAGAGAAGGAAAATTAATTATGCAAGATATCTTAGATAAGATCGTCAATAACATTATGGATTCATATCATAGTGATCTGCGAGAATATTTCAAAGAGAATCAGGGTAAGTTGCTTGTTCCAAATGTGAGTTTGCTAATACTAAATTGCGTCACTAATGTAACGACTAATCTTTATTACTCGCTCAAAGATTATTTACCCGATGAAAAACTTGATTATGATTTCATTAGAGTCAAAATGATTAACGAACTATCAACGGAATTTGAGGGCATTAAAACCCATCAATCAAATAGGGAAATAAACGAGCTTACGGAAGATCAGATAAGGGAAGTGTTAACCAAAGGTTTTACTATAATAAAACTTAAGAATGGAAAAGAAAGGAGGATAACACAGCAGAATATTGTGTTATCTAAAGAAGAATATGATAAATACATGGAATCAAAAAATGAAAGTACCAAAACGAATCACTAGAGGAAGCAAAACATGCAAAATCAATTACCCGATTTTAGTAAATTAACTTGGAAATGTCATTGTTGTAGCAAACCAAGACAGGATAAATTTATTAAAGTGGCAATACATGATACTAGTAAACTATTTTCACACGATACAGGATCAATGTATGTAAATGTTAGGCATTGCGTGGATAATGAAGAATGCAAGAAAAATGCATCTAATAGAGAATGGGTTATAAATGCATTCTTTAAAACTTTTATAAACAATGATAATAAAATTATGGGTGAAAAATGAAACTTAAAATATGGGATAGTGAAATAGCTAAATCATGCGATGAGAGCCAGTTGTTTATTGACTTAAAATACATAGATAATAAAGATTCTATTAGAATTATTATTGTAGACAAAAAAGGCAATGATATAGATTGCGGAATTATAGCGGTTGTAGATCAATCATTAAAATGTTTAGTATCACGTATTGAGATCTTAGAATTAATACCTGTAAAAACTGATTTAGATCATCCAATCCTTACTATTAAAAGTAATGAATTGCAAGAAATGAAAAAGAAAAAATTTGGGGAGGATTTTACAAACATTATGGCAGGAAAAATGATAGATGGAAAAGAAAATGAAACAAAGGATGTTCATTGATGAGAGAAAAAGAAATTCGCAATAAAATAAATGAAATAGCGGATTTATTAATAGCTATAAAAAATGAATTGCCTGATGATGCAAATCATATGATGTTTACATTAATAAGCGTTTCTTGCGAATTGGGTAAATTTATTTTTGCTTATGATAATTATTACAAGGATGTAAAATGATTACATTAGATGAACAAGTTGTTAGTTTACCTCTTGCTAAGAAACTTAAAGAATTTGGTTTAAAACAAGAATCATATTTTTATTGGTTAACAAATGATGGCAATAATTCATTTGTTGATAATACTCATACATGTATTCAAGCAGATTATCCGAGTCCAGAAAAAATATGCTCCGCTTATACAGTATCAGAATTGGGCTATATTCTTCCGCACACAATATGCGAAGGAAAATATAGATTAGAATTTTTAAAAAATTTTTTATCATGTTGGCTATTGTCTTATATAGATGACCCTGATAAACCACCGTTTTTAATGTCAATAAACTATAAAGAAGCCGATGTTAGAGCGCAGATGTTAATAATGCTTATAGAAAAAGGTTATTTAAAGGTATAAACCATGAAGCCAACACATTATATATTATTGTTCATGTTTATGTTGTTACCATTAGCAATTACTTGGCACTTACAGCCATATATATTATATGAACGTATTAATGACATGAATAAAAGATTAGAGCGTTTAGAGGAACTTTGTTTTGATGTAGGGCATAAGATATGAAAAATTTTTATAATGATTGAGGAAAGTGAATGATGAGTGAGTGGATAAGCGTTAAAGACTATTTACCGGCAGTAAATAAATCTGGGCGTAGCGATGATGTTTTTTCACGAACAAAGCAGGGTGTCTATGTTCTTTGTTACATTCCTGAAAATACATCTCAACATCAATGGTTTGACGGAAATGAGGGTTATTATCTGGGTGTTACACATTGGATGCCATTATCAAACAAAATAGAGAAAAGTGAGTTATGAATAATTACATAAAAGAACTTGAAAATGAATTAGATGAATCAATAAAAAATGCTAAAGATGAATTACATCATATATTATATGGAGGAGAAGAAATACAAGATAAAATACAAAAAACTAGACCGTATCAATTCAAGAGAATAAAGGAAAGTAAATGATGATAATAATCGAGCACAAATTAACTTTAGAACATCTTCAAGAATTTATTAAAGGAAAAAGACTTTGTTTTAGACAAAGTGAAATAGAGATAATAATTTATCCTCCTAATTATGGTATTTTTATGTCGCATGAACAATATGCTGAGATTATGAGATTAACTATGCATAGTGGACTTATTAAGCCAAATACAATATTCGATCTTATAGAAAAAATAGAGTTAAATCAATGAAAATTATATAAAACATACAGTAAAGGAAAGTGAATGATGAGTGATGATATTAAAGATGATATTGAAGAAAATATGCGTAAAAGTGATAACTTATTATTCTATGCGCACAAAGGTCTGATTAAATTCGGCGGATCGTTCGCCAAAGCATTAGGCGAACTTATTTTATGTGCCGATTATTTTAATAAAGGAAAAATTTATGTGATATGGATTGAAGAATTAGTCGAACACGCCTGTCTGTACGTTACGTGGGCTGAAAAACATCGACCTGATTTACTTCATCCTGGTTATGAGATGTACTTAAGCAGAAGGAAAGTGAGTGATGAGTAATAAAAATTATCCAAGAGGTAAGTTAAATAAAAATGATCATGGCGCAACCACTGTGATGATTACATCAAGTAAAAATACGGTAATAATTCAATTTCAAAAGTCTGTTAATTGGTTAGGTTTAAGCTCAGAAGAAGCATGTGCTATGGGTCATGCTTTGATTAAGACGGCAATGGAAATGAAAAATGTTATTACAGGTAATGTTCAATAATTATCTCTATCCATCTCCATCCAAACGCTTCGCGCTCTGGTTGGAGAATTCCGCGACTTTTGTTAAAGGAAATCGAGTTATGAGTGATGAAGAAGGTTTGGAAAATTTAGCTAATGCAATAAGTTTATTAACAGATAAGTTAGATGGAGTTGGTATTGAAATATACCATCTACAATCATCTATTGATTCTTTAAAAAACAGTATTGATAAAATATTGGAAAGAGATAGAGATGAATAATATAAAGATAATAAGATGGAAAGAATTACATACTAAAATTGGAATGAGTAGATCAACTATTGATAGATGGATAAAAGTTGGAAATTTTCCTCCAAAAATTAAGTTAAGTAAAAATTCAATAGGATGGTTATTGTCTGATGTAGATGCTTGGTTAGAAAAAATTAGGTTAGTTGGGGATTATAAAGATGAAAGTATCTAAAAAGACAAAAAACGCAATTATAAATGGATATCTAAAAGGATATATAAATGCGTTGTTAGAACTAAAAAATGTGATGCTGGCAAATTCTAATAAAAATATAATATTGAAGAATCCCAGATTAAATAGCCTAGAAGATACACCTGAAATATTGGATTATATAAACAATATGATAAATAAAGCTGAGAATGTAGAAGTTAAAGATGGATTTGGATATTACAAACATTCTAAAGGAACATACTGTATAGATATATAAAAACGTCAATAATTAAGCTTATTGATAATAGTTATAGTATAGTAATTGAGTAAAATATGATCTATGATAACGTAATTGTACATATTACGTAATACAATACGGAATTAACTTCAGTGGAGAAATAAATGTCAAATATTAAAATAGTAGCAGTAGATCGTGGGTGGATATTTATAGGAAATGTATTTCAGGGAAAAGATTCAACCCTTATAAAAAATGCATATGTTATTCGTCGGTGGGGAACAACCGAAGGTTTAGGAGAATTGTGTATAAAAGGTAAATTGGAAGATACAGTTTTAGATAAATGTTTGGATGTTGAAATACCTTTGAAATCGATCATTGCAATATTTGATTGCGATCAAGATAAATGGAATAAAACATTGTGAATAATAATATTTTTATAGTAAATATCAATAGCAATGGAGATGGAGATGGATGTTGCTATGACTACAATTTATTTGGCGGTGGCAATGGCTACGGCGATGGTGATGGCGATGGCCACGGCGATGGAAATGGGGTGGGAGAGGGTGATAATGAGGGCGATGGCGATGGATTTTTTGAGTGAACCATTAAAATATATTACACAATAAAGAATTATGCCGTGATCAGCACGGACAGTGACGTGCATCTTAGGATTTGTCAATTAATCAAGGAGGTTAAAGTGAGCAAATTCATCATGTTTGATGATACGATAGTCAATATTTCTATGATACAGAAAGTAGCTTGTGCAGAAAGTGACTCATTTTATATTTACATTGGTAATATTGATGAGGATGTTGAGCAATCATTTCTTATTGAAGATTTTGATGACGTAGAAATGAGAGATAATAGATTTGAAGAATTGAATAACATTCTGTGTAGTAAATAATGATTAGAGAGTATATTGATGAGACCTTAAGGGTATTGCGCCTAGCTTGAGTTCTAGACGCAACGGAACTTTCAAATCAACAAAAACAAGCATCCTAGCTCAACCGCAATTATAACGGTTGAGCTGGGTATGTCAACAGTATGATTGCGGGAGATTTAAAATGTCAGTTAAGAAGTTCACTTCAGATGATTTATCAAACAAGTCTAAAACAAAGATCAAGAGACCACCTTTCACCCAGATTAGCAACTACGTAATAAACAACATAAAGAACCCTGCAGCATTTTTAGTATGGTGCTATTTATATTCAAAGTCTGATAATTGGAGAGTAATTAAGCAGAACATAAAGAATGTGTATGGGTTCGGTAATCAGAAGATGAAAAAAATATTCTCGTATTTGAACCGATCGAACCTCATTGAATATGAACAAAAAATCGGTTCAAATGGGCAATTTGAACCATTGAACATCATAGTACTAGACGGTCAAAATTTCGATAAAAATCAACCATTTGAGATTGAACAACCGGTGGGTCAGAAAACCGCCCAGCGGTTTAACCGCCCAGCGGTGAATAGCCCACTACTAAATAAAGAAAAAGCTACTAAAGAAATAAAAGAACAAAATAAAGATTCTCGTTCAACTGGCGTTGAACTTCTGTCTGATACAGCTCTCTTTTATGCTTGGTACTTTGTTTACCCTAGAAAGCAAAAAAAGGAAGCTGCTAGAAAGATATGGATAAAAAATAAACTAGATGCTATGGCTGATAAGATCATGGAGCATACCAAAGCCTGTATCGACGGGGAATGGAATGGGAAGGACAAGCAATTCATACCTTTGCCTGATACCTATTTAAGACAAGAAAGGTTCAATGATGATGAGGTATTACCTGCAATAGTGGAAAAACCAGAAAAAAAACCTAATCAAGATACTTCTAGCCTACCTACCGCAGATTATTGTTATGACAATATTCAATATGGATATTACAGCAAGAATTTTAGTCATCCTCTCGTATATCTCATGCTTGAGAAGATAATCAAAAAATATCAAGGATATAACAGTTTCGGAAGGTTATTGATTACTGATGCGCAAAGAGTAGTAAAGAGTATGCATCATGAGGTTTGCCAAGAATTTTTGGAGAATAAAGAAAAAGTAGTACAAAGAATGGGCTACTACATTGATAATGATGAAATCCAAAAGGAGAGTACAAAACTGATAGGACTAAGCTTTGCAGCTAAAAAACCGGAGTATATGCATATTAAAGAATAAATTTTGGGAGGCAGGATGCCGCATGAATTTAAACCGAGTGGAACACCAAAATACGAAGAAATAGAATTAGGCGCTAGAGTATGTAACTTGTTGAAGAGATTTTATCACGCTGATTATGATTGGGTGCAAGCAAAGGATGACATAGGTAGGAAATTTACTACAATAAAATCTTCTGCTAGAAAAATATACGCAGACAAAACCGAAAATGAGATGCTAGATTTGCTTGGCAAATACGATAAATTTGATTTCGATATACTTTTGGAAGAACAAGGATGAAGCTCACGAATCGTAGCAGTACCACAGAAGCTCAAGAGCAGATGGCTATTATGCGATGGCTAGATTTGAAAGGCATCCCAGCATTCCACATTCCCAATGGAGGAAAGAGGAATCTAATAGAAGCCGTCAAATTTAAGAAGCTTGGCGTTAAACCTGGTATCCCTGATATATTCCTGCCGATACCGAGAAAGTCTTACCACGGGCTATTTATAGAGCTTAAAAAGGATAAGAAAGCTTATCTCACAGAAAAACAACAATTTTGGGTAGAAGAACTTAGCAGACAGGGATATTTAGTACATGTAGCATATGGCGCAGAGCAAGCTATAAGATACATATCAAATTATATAGATTTGACAGCTGATACAAATTACTGCTAAAATTATTGTGACTTCACTTTCGTTCCACACTCCAAAGACTTGTGTTTGATAGCCCGATCTTACAGATCGGGTTTTTTATTATGCAACTCATTTTTATTCCATACTAATACGATAATTTCCTTATTAATCAACAATGACAATGTTCTACATGGAACATTACAAATTTATTTTTGATTGATTAAAACATAAACGAGGTTTAACTTGGATTGTAGATAATCGATAAGGAGATATGTCATGACGCCGGATAATAGAAGATTATTGCGCAATCTTTTAGTCAGCGATGAGGCGTATCGCCAGCACCCCTACTTAGATAGCACGGGTCATACAACAATCGGAATCGGTAGAAACTTAACGGATAGAGGCATAAGTTATGAAGAAGCCCTTGATTTACTTGACAATGATATTATTTATTTTAGTAATCGACTTAATCACAATTTTGAATTTTTTGGAGAGCTTGACGATTGTAGAAAAATTGTGCTTATCAATATGTGTTTTAATCTTGGCATCGGGGGGTTACTTGGCTTTAAACGTATGTTACGAGCTTTACAGCTATGTGATTATGATGCTGCGTCGAAAGAAATGATTGATAGCACTTGGTCAATACAAGTTAAAGGACGTGCGACAAGACTTGCAAGGATGATGCAAACAGGAGAATTAGAGTAATGAGCATAATGGATTGGCTTGGTGCAGGAAAAGCTATTAGCGAGCCGATTAAAGCGGTTGGAGATCTATATACAACTGATAAGGCAAGGATTGAAGCTGAAACTAAACTACAAGAAGTCTTACAGAAACCAACTCTTGCTCAATTAGATATAAATCGCATCTTAGCATCATCAGCAGATCTCTATAAAAGCGGTGGTATAGCGCTTATAACTTGGACTTGCGGATTCTTAATTTGGCTTTACTATTGTCCTCAGATCGTTATAATGCTCTGGATTTGGGGACATAAGTGCATGATAGCCGGTATCATATCTCCTTTTCCTATGCGACCGGACGAGCTACTAAATCTTGTAGGATTGATTATTACCGGCAAAGTGCATAATTTTCTAACTAGTATAACTAAAAAATAAAGGTAATTTAATGCGTAAAATATTATTGACAACATTATTATTAGCTGGCAGTGCATTAGCTGATACATCACAAGACTATTGGATAATAAGCGAAACATCATCTAGTCCAACAACTACATTAGTAGAACAAAAAACATTAAAATCAACAGCCCCTTTAGGCGCTGTTGCAAGAGCAACGCCGCATAGCGATCAAATAAGGCGAGGATATTACGGAGATATATATTCAGAACATGTGACAAAAGTTAAAAACACAACAAAGGTACTCCAATATTATGGTTTTAAATATAAACATGATATCGATCGACTTGATCATCATGAAAAAATAGAAAGACGCATAGGTCTTAAACCAGGGGGAACTTATATTAAAAATGATATTATGAGAAGTGCCACAGGAAGCAATCAATCAGGTCAATATAAGTTTGAAGCATCTACAAGAATAGTTGGGGAATCGGCTGATTATAATCAAGATTCTGCAATGATAACTATAGTCTAAAAAAAATTGACTTAAAGATAAAGAATTGATATAAAACATCTTGATATCGATTAAGATAAAAGCGTATTCACTTTCGTGACTCCCTTAATCGATATTCGTCCCAGTTTTAGCGCTCGATTCATACGATCAAGCGCTAAAACATATCTCAATTTTTTATCTGATCTCTATATAAAACATCTAATGCTCTGCTTATTACTCTACTTGTATTTTCACCGTAATATATTTTAAGCCACTCAAGCTGAGCTAACATTTCTTTGGTGAAACATACAGATGAGGTTTTTACTATATCAGCCATAATTATTCCTTATTTTTAATCTAAAATTTCCCAAGATTTGAGTTTTCTTTTTGGTATTTTTGCTTTCGTTTCTTCTAATTTTCTGTGATATTCTTTTAGTTCTTCTCTCCTCTTTTCTTCTTCTACTAATCTCTTAAATCGTGCTTTGTGAGAAAGATGACCTTCAAGCCACTCAAAAAATGACCAAATAAATATCGAAAGTAAAATAAATAAAAACATATTATTTAACCTGTACTTTAATTTGAGATTGATGATTTTCAATGTACTTACTTAACATAACGCCGCCAACCATTGTCCCCAT